GGAGAAGCGGCTGGACCTGCGGCGCAAGGTCAAGCAGGCAATGACCCGCGCCAGACTGTTCGGCGGGGCGGCTATCTTCATCGGCACTGGTGAGAGAGACACCAGCCTCCCGCTGAACCCTGAGCGCATCGTTCAGGGTGGCATCAAGTACTTGACGGTGATGAACCGGCGGCAGCTATCACCAACAGAGCTTGAGCAAGACCCCCAGTCCGAGCGGTACGGTCTGCCGAAAGCGTACCGACTGGCGGGCAGCGCTATCGAGATTCACCCATCCAGACTGGTGATCTTCACCGGTGCTGAGCATCCGGACCCGGAATTGGCGACCGGCCAGGAATTCGGATGGGGCGATTCGGTACTGCAGGCGCTTCTGGAGGCCATCAAGCAGTCCGACGGGACCATGGCCAACGTCGCGAGCCTGGTGTTCGAGGCGAAGGTCGACGTCATCAAGATTCCGGATTTCATGCAGCAGCTGCAGGACCCTGCGTTCGAAAAGCAGGTAATGGAGCGCATCCGCCTTGCAGCCATGGCCAAGGGCATCAATGGCACGCTGCTGCTCGATGCCGCTGAGGAGTACGACAGCAAGCAAGCCTCCTTCGGCTCGCTCCCGGACATCATCGACCGATTTCTGCAGCAGGTTTCCGGGGCGGCAGATATACCGGCGACGCGATTGCTCGGCCAGTCACCCGCGGGGCTGAACTCGACGGGCGAGGCCGATCTGCGGAACTACTACGATCGCGTCCAGGCTATGCAGGAGCTTGATATAGGGCCAGCTTTGGGGTTGCTCGACGAGTGCCTGATCCGGTCCGCGCTAGGCTCCCGCCCGGCGGAAATCCACTACACATGGAACACCCTCTGGCAGCCGACCGCCACCGAGCGCTCCGAGATCGGCAAGCGCACGGCGGAGACCATCAAGACGCTGGCCGAGACCAAGCTGTTCCCGGCCGACGCCCTGAGCAAGGCCGCCGCCACCCTACTGGTGGAGCAGAGCGTGCTACCGGGCCTGGAGAATGCCCTGGACGAGTTCGGCGACGATCTGCCGGACGAGGAGGATGGCGCCGACGAGCAGGGGCGCCAGGTGCTGGCCGATGCCGCGCCGCGCTCGCTCTACGTGTCCCGCCGCGTGCTGAACGCGGACGAGATCATCGCCTGGGCGAAGGCCCAGGGCTTCGAGACCACGCTGCCGGCGGAAGACCTGCACGTCACCATCGCCTACAGCCGTACCCCGGTCGATTGGATGGAGGTCCACCAGACCTGGACGGTGAAGCCGAACGGGAACCTCATCTGCTCGGCTGGCGGCCCGCGGCTCGTTGAGCGGTTCGGCGAAGGTGCGGTGGTGCTGCTGTTCAACTGCTCCGACCTGACTTGGCGCCACGTCGAAATCCGTGACGCCGGCGCCTCATGGGACTGGCCGGACTATCAGCCGCATATCACGTTCACCTACCAGCCCGGTGGTGTTGACCTCGCGAAGGTCGAGCCATACCGCGGCGTCATCGAACTGGGCCCGGAGATCTTCGAGGAGATCAAGCCGGACTGGGCCGACAACCTGAGCGAGGAATGACATGGATACCTTCGTCCAACCCAAGATCACTGGATACCGCCAACTCAACGAGGCTGAAGCGGCCCTGATGAACGAGATCAAGGCCAGAGGCGTGGAACTCGGCGAACTGGTCGAGAAGCTTCGCGCCAATCCTGATCTCGACGCTCGCTGGCTCAATATCGGTGCAACAGACCTGCAGACGGGCCTGATGGCACTCACCCGCGCAGTCGCCCGCCCCACCACCTTCTGATCGCTGGGCGGCCGAGCCGCCGAGGATTCGCAATGCTCCTACACGACTCCGTGTCGGTTTCGGCTGTTCGCCGGACCACTGACGGCTACCTCGTGGCCGACGCCCGCGTGGCGCGCACTGGAATTCAGGAATACCTGGGCTCCGAAGTGGGGAAGCCGGACGTTCCGATCATCCGCGTCTACCGACCTCCGGAAGCGGTGTTCGCCGAGGATGCGATGCGCTCATACGCCTATCGCCCCATGACCAATGACCACCACGGCGACGTGAATGCCGGCAACTGGAAACAGCTTGCCGTCGGCCAGACCGGTTCCGAGGTACTGCGCGACGGTGATTTCGTCCGGGTGCCGCTGGTGCTGATGGATGCCGCTGCCATCCGCGACTACGAGGCTGGAAAGCGCGAGCTCTCCATGGGGCTCGAGGCCACGGTGGTGTTCGAGGACGGCGTGACGCCGGATGGCCAGACCTACAACGCGCGCATCGAAAGCATGCGCATGAACCATCTCGCCCTTGTCGATCGCGCCAGGGGTGGCGAGCAACTACGCATCGGGGATCAGCGCGCCCCTGGTGTTCAACCTCAAGCGCAAGACGACCCGAAAGGAGGCCATGACATGGCTGATGCACTGCGGAAACTCCTTGTCGATGGCCTCACTATCGAGACCACCGAACAAGGCGCCCAGGCAATCGAGAAGCTGAACAAGCAGCTCAGTGATGCCCAGGTGAACATCAAAACCCTGACAGACGGCCATGCAGCCGCCATGGCGACCAAGGACGCCGAGCTGGCCAAGAAGGACGCCGAGATCGACTCGCTCAAGAGCAAGCAGCTGAGCGACGCCGACATCGACAAGCGCGTTCAGGAGCGTGCTGACCTGATCTCCACCGCCAAGCAGATCGCCGACGGCGACTACACCGGCAAGTCCGAAGCGGAAATCCGCAAGGCTGCAGTGGTGGCCAAGCTGGGCGATGCCGCTGTGAAGGACAAGGCCGACGCCTACATCGCGGCTCGCTTCGACATCCTGGCTGAAGATGCGGCAGCCGACCCGGTCCGCCAGCACATGCGTCAGCAGGATGGCAAGCCGACCAATCCGGCCGACAACGGCCAGACTGCATATGAACAGCGTCTCGCTGACGCTTGGAAAGGGGAGACCAAGTAATGGCCGTTCAAGACCAGTACAACGAGCACATTCGCGCCGGGGTTCCCGGCCAGATCGTCGACATGATCCCGAAGACCCTCATCTCTCGCACCATCGAGGATGCAGCTGGTATCGGCTTCGGTGTTCCGGCATTCCAGGGTGAGAACGACAAGGGCGTCACTGCCACCGGTGATGCAGCTGGCTTCGTTGGCATCACCGTCCGGGAGCGCTCCCTGCGCGCCGAGGAAGACAAGTTCGTCCAGTACGACTCTGTCCGCCTGATGACCGATGGCGCCGTTTGGGTGACAGCCCCCGCCGCCGTTGCCGCCGGTGATGCAGTGGTGCTTGGTGGTGTGACCATCCCAGGCGCCCGCTACGACACCAGCACCTCCGCCGCCAACCAGATCGCGCAGGTACGCCTCGGCGTCATCGCAGCGACCGCCGCCCCGTAAGGAGAGACCATGAACGCTCCGTTCAAGCTTATCGATGCCCAAGCCGCCTTGGGTTTCGTCATCTCGCAGACCGCTTACATCGAGCGCCAGGTCAACGAGACCGTTTATCCCGATATCCAGTATCCCTCGCTGGTTCCGGTCGACACATCCGCCCATCCGTGGGCGAAAACCGTCACCTATTACTCCTCGGACAAGTTCGGCAAAGCGGACTGGATCAACGGCAATGCCGATGACATCCCGATCGCTGGAACCGACCTGGCCAAGCACGAGACTGCCATCCATATGGCAGGTATCGGCTATGGCTACGGCCTGGAGGAGATCAGCCAGGCGCAGATGCTCGGCATCAACCTGCAGTCCAGTGATGCCATGGCCGCGCGCCGCGCCTACGAGGAGATGGTGGACCGCGTCGCGCTGTACGGCGACACCGCCAAGGGCTTCTATGGCCTGACCAATGCGCCGAGCGTCACCGCTGCCGCGGCAACCACCGGTGACTGGGCTACCGCTACGCCGGTGCAGATTCTGGCTGACGTGAATACCGCGCTGGCCGGCCAGTACGCCGGCACGCTCTACACCGGGCTGGCCGACACGCTGCTGATGCCGTACAGCGCGTTCCTGCACATCAGCACCACCCCGCTGAACGACAACGGTACCGACACCATCCTGTCCTGGCTGCAGAGCAAGAACGTCTACACCGCACAGACTGGCCGCCCTCTGGTCATTCGTGCCATGCGCGGGTTGGACACTGCTGGCGCTGGCAATACGGGCCGGATGGTTGCCTACCGCCGCGATCCGAACGTGGTGAAGCTGCACATCCCCATGCCGCATCGCTTCCTTCCGGCCTACCAGGCTGGTCCGCTGCGCTGGGAAGTCCCTGGCATCTTCCGCCTGGGTGGCGTCGACGTGCGGCGTCCGAAAGAAATGCTGTACGTCGACGGTCTGTAAGGAGGTCACATGGTCCAGGTTACCAACAAGCACCGCGTCACCCCGATCGGCCTCCCCGGCGGAATCGTCATCGCCCCCGGCGCGACCGTCGAGGTCAAAGACTGGGAAAAGCTGAAGGGCCATAAGGTAGTCGCCTACTACCTGTCCAACGGCATCCTCGAGGCCAAGGCCGACGCCCAGTCGCCCGACAATGGCAACGACGCCGAAGTCGCCGAGAAGGAACAGCTGATCGCCGAGCTGGCCACCTACGGCGTCGAGGCGACCACCCGTAGCAAGGTCGAGACCCTGCGCGAGAAGCTGGAGAAGGCCAAGGCCGACGCCCAGCAGTGATACATCGGGCCAGCAATGGCCCACTTATTCGAGATACCACGATGCCTGACTTCTACGGGACATTGGCCGAGGCTGATGCGTATCACGCTGCGCGCGGCAATACTTCCTGGGCAGCAGCGAGCGAACCGGACAAGCAAGCCGCGCTCGTACGAGCATCGTGGTACGTGGACGGCATGGTGGGATTGCCCGTGCCGAACACCAAAGGCTGCGTTTACCTGTTCCCAGGCCGCAAGGTGGCCTCCGACCAGGCTTTGCAGTGGCCCCGCAGTGGCGCTGTGGATCGCATGGGGGAGCCAGTACCGGCAGATTCGGTGCCTCGGGCGGTTGAGTACGCTACCTACGAAGGGGCTTTGCGTGAACTTGCCGCGCCAGGAAGCCTTAACCCCGACTTCGTGGCCACCCAAGTGGTTAAGCGTGAGAAAGTCGGTCCGCTCGAGCAGGAATTCGCGGTATCCGCAGATGGCAGCAACGCGCGTCCTGTGATCGGCATGATCGACGCGCTGCTATATCCGCTTCTGGTCCGTCGCTGCCCTGGTATCGGGGTGCGGGTGGTATGAGCGTCGCCGAGATCCTGACTCACATCGAATCCCTGGAGCCGGGGCTGCAGCGCGCCTACTTGGATTCGGTGCGATCAACAGTGGACTCCGCTACTGTCGCAGAGGTGGAGCGGCTAATTTCGGAGGAGAACGAGACTGCGCTAGTTGATTTGCTGAGCCTTGGCGCGCTGGCATTGCTTGCTGAAGGACTTCGGGCTGCTTTTCTAGCCGGCGGCCGAAGGGAGATGGCTGCAATCGTCATTCCACGTCAGCTGCGGCAGGAAGTTGGCCGCCCGGAGTTCGACATCAGTCTTCCTCCGGCGCAGGCGAGGCTGTCGGAGCAGTCCCGGAGCATGCGGCAGGAGGCTGCCGATTCTGTGCGTGAGGCCATCGCGTCAGTTCTTGCAAGCCGGAGAGTCAGTGCTGGTCCCGTGCGCACCGCAAGGCAGGCGGCGCTCGATCTGGTGGGGCGGGTCAGTTCGCAGACCGGGCAGCGCTCCGGCGGTGTGCTGGGTCTTCCGGGGAACATGGCGCAGTACGTCGCCAACGCTCGGCGGCAGTTATTGAGTGGCGACCCAGACCAGCTCAAGCAGTACCTACAACGGGGCCGGCGCGATCGCCGCTTCGACAGCATCGTTCGGCGCGCAATCGAGACGGGCACGCCCATAGAGAGCAAGAAGGCTGACAGGATTACCGGCAGATACGCCGAGCGCCTGCTGGCAACGCACGCTGAAATGCTGGCTCGCACCGCCGCGGCAGAATCCTTCAGTGCCGGTCGTGATCGCGCATGGGAGCAACTGGTCGAGCAAGGGCTAGATCGCTCCCGAATTGAGAAGGAGTGGCGCGACCGGGCCGACGAGAAGGTGCGCAACAGCCACCGCCACATGCGAGGGCAGCGAGCCTTGCTTGGCCAGCCATTTCGCACCAACAGCGGAGAGCTTCTCCTATATCCGGGGGATTCGAGTCTTGGCGCGGGCATGGATGAGATCGCCAACTGCCGCTGCATCTGTATTTACCATTTGAAGGCGTAACCAATGGCCGATATCTACGATCGCAGCAGAGCGCTAGCGGCGCGCATGCTTGCGCCTCGAGGCAAAGGCGGCAAGGGTCTAGAACTGGTGCTGGAGCGAACCGTCGAAGGTGAGTACGACCCGGTGACTGGTGGTTCAGCATCGGACACAACGTCCTTCCATGGCTCATCCTTCCGTGACAGCTACCAGCAAGACGACATAGACGGTACCTACATCAAGCAGGACGACGCGAAGCTGCTGGTCTCGCCCGTACAGCTCAATGGCGCCGATATGCCAACACCGGAAACACAGGATCGCCTGATATTCGACGGACAGGTCTATGCGGTGATTTCGGTCAAACCTTGGAACTATGCCGGGCTGACTGTCGGTTGCGAAGTTCAAGCGAGGGCGTAGGTATGGCGAACCACATGACATCCCGGTATGGCGGGTTGCAGGGCGATTTCGCGCTGTCGCTGATGCACTTCCGGGACCAGACGCTGGACGACATGGACGAGATTTTCCGGCGCGTGGTGATCGAGATTGGCTCAACGGTGATACGCCTGTCGCCTGTCGATACCGGGCGATTTCGCGGCAACTGGCAGCTCACCGTCGATGCACCGGCCAACTCCAGCCTGGATAACTACGACAAGGACGGGCACGAGACCATCGCTCGCCTGGTATCAGACGTGCAGCACCTGACGTTTGGGCAAACGGCGTACATCGTGAACAACTTGGTTTACGGAGTCCCGTTGGAATATGGCCATAGCAACCAGGCGCCAACTGGGTTCGTCAGAATTACCCTGGACGGCTTCAACCAGATCGTCGAGGAAGCTGTGCGCGAGGTGACCCAATGAGCCATGCGCGCGCCCGCCAAGCGATAGAGATAAAGCTATCTGCCTGGGCATCAGCCCGGCCGATCCGCGTCGCCTACAGCACGAGCGAATTCAAGGCGTCGGCTGGCGAGACTTACCTGCGCGCATTCCTGCTGCCGGCCAGCACGACCAGCCGCTACCTGGCCAGCGAGGCGCTGGAGTATCGCGGCATTTACCAGATCAGCATCGTCTGCCCGTCCGGAACGCCTTCAGCGGTTCACGAGGCCATCACCGATGAACTGAACGCCTTGCTGCCGGTTGATTCCGAACTGGTCCGCGGCGGTTTCGAAGGCCAGATCATCGAACCCCCGTCCCCTGGGCCGACCATCATCGAGCCAACCACATACACCGTTCCAGTCAGCCTGACCTACTTGGGTCTGGCTGACCAATAGCCCGCCCGGGCGAACCCTTCCGCCAACTGGCGGGCATTCACGAGGAAAACCCCATGGCCGCACGCTTCCCGCTGCCCAACGGCGCAGTGGTCGAGATCGCTTCTGTTCTCGGCACCGCCATCCCATTCACCGCCATCACCAACGCCGCGCCGCCGGTGCTAAGTGCCACCGGGCACAGCTTGGAAGACGGCGAGGTCATCCTGCTGAACTCTGGCTGGTCGAAGATCACCGATCGCGCCGCGCGCGTCTCTGGTTCCGCCGCGGATGAGTTCGCGCTGGCCGGTCTGAACACGACCGATGAAGAAATCTATACCCCCGGCGCAGGCGTCGGCTCGGTCATTCCGGTGACCAGCTGGGTGCAGATTTCGAAGATCACCAGCTTTGCGGCCACCGGCGGCGAGCAGCAGTTCCTGACTGTCGGCTACCTGGAAGACGATGACGACCGCCAAATGCCGACCAACCGCAACCCGCTGAGCCTCGCGATCATTGTTGAGGATCAGCCGACTGCCGGTTATGTCGGCGCTGTCGAGGGCTACGACGAATCCAAGGAGCTGACAGTTATCCGCCTGAAGCTTCGCAACGGTGACCAGATCCTGTATCCCGGCTTCGTCAGCATCACGCCGACGCCGACCACGGAGCGCAACCAGCTCATGACGCGAACCATCAGCGTGGGCCTGTCCGGCCGTCCGCTTCGCTACCTCGCGGTGTAAGAGGAAGAAATGACCACGTTCCGCATCGAGCCCAACCCTACCTTCTCCGTAACCGTCGCCGTGCCTCGTGCCGGCGGCGAGGCTGTCGAAGTTCCGTTTACCTTCAAGTTCCTAAATCGCGAACAGCTGGCAGAGCATTTCGACAAAAAGCACGAGCACCAGAAGGCGCTGGCGGAGCTGGTCCAGGGCGGTGCCAATGTCCGCGAGGTGACAGCAGCAGCAATGGATCGCCAAGTGGAAACCCTGCAGGGCATCGTCACCGCTTGGGGCTTTGAGGATGAATTCAGCGAGGAAGCATTGCGCGCCTTCGTTAAAACGTCCGCAGCGGCCCCCGAGGCGGTCATCCGCGCCTTCGAGCTGGGATATGAGCCGGCCCGCCTGGGAAACTGAGATCGGCGGCTGAGGCGCTGTATACGCCAGGTCCTGACCCTGCCGCCTTGGCCGCCCTCGGCCTGAAACCTGAAGACGTTGAGCAGGAGCCTGTCGGCGTCTATCCGGAAAACTGGGAATCCTTCGTGCTGTTCGATGCCATGGGAACTCAGTGGCGCGCGGGAGCTTGTGGCGCCACCGGCCTGGACTACAGCGCGCTGCCGGTGGTGATCCGTTCGCTGGGACTGGCGCCCAGTCGCCGGCCTAAGTTGTTCCAAGACATTCGCGTGATGGAGGCGGAAGCCCTGGCTGTCATGGCTGAAGCGCGCGACCTGCAGTAACCAATCGAGACCCACCATGACGACCATCGGCTCCCTTACGGTACAGGTCAACTCCCAAGGCGTTGAGCAGGCATCAGAGGACCTCGACAAACTTGTTGCGTCCGGGGCAAAAGCCGAGCAGGCGGCCGGACGGGTTGGCGATGCCTGGGACGAAGCCCGTCAGCGCATGGGCATCAGTTCCCGGGAAAGCCGCAAGGCGCTCGATGATCAGCGGCAGGCCCTGGATAAGCTCGTCGGCCAGATCGACCCAACCGTCGCAGCACTTGGGCGCCTCGATAAGCAGCAGCAAGAGCTCCGCAAGTACAGAGCCGCAGGCATCCTCGATGCCGAATCATTCGCCGAGTACAACAGCAAGATTGAAGCGGCTCGGACGGCGATCGGTAGCTTCAGCGGAGACCTTGACCGCACTGGCAAGACCGCCAAGGAAACGGCATTCGCCATGCGCGGCCTGCCGGCGCAGTTCACCGACATATTCACCAGCCTGGCAGCCGGTCAGCCTGCAATGATGGTCTTCTTGCAGCAGGGCGGCCAGATCAAGGACATGTTCGGCGGTATCGGGCCGGCGGCGCGGGCCATGGGGAGTTATGTCCTTGGCCTGGTCAACCCCTTTACCCTGGCCGCCGCCGCTGTAGGCACGCTTGCTGCTGCGTATTACCAAGGCAGCAAGGAGCAGGATGCTTACCGGTTGGGTCTGGTATCGACGGGTAATGCTGCCGGGGCCACTGTTGGCCAGCTTGCAGACATGGCGCAGCGGATCAGTGCAAGCACTGGCACGACCAGCAAGGCTGCCGAGGTTCTGGCGCAGCTGGCTTCCAGTGGGAAGGTCGCTGCGTCCAGCTTTCAGGAGGTGGCCACAGCCGCCATTGCTTGGGAGAAAGCTGGCGGGCAAGCCGCTTCTGTCACGGTCGCCGAGTTCGCCAAACTGGCGGATGATCCGGTCCGGGCTGTGGAGGCGTTGGACGAAAAGTACAACTTCCTGACGGCTAGCACCTATCGACAGATCGCGGCGCTGCAACAGCAGGGCGATGTACTCGGCGCGCAGCAATTGGCCGAGCGCGAGTATTCTTCGGCGCTGCAGCAGCGCTCTGAGGAGCTGACTCGAAACCTGGGCTATGTTGAGCGTGCGTGGAATAGCGTATGGGGCGCCGCTGTCGGCGCGTGGGATGCGATGCGTGGTATCGGGCGCGAAGCAGGCCCCGAGGAGCGCCTAGAAAGCGTGTTCCAGCTCCTCACTGACTACGAGCAGGCGGGCTCATCCGACAGCTATACCGCCAACGAACTGCGTAAGCAGATTGAGGTTCTGTGGGCTCAGATAGCTGAGGAGTCCGAGCGCGCGGGCGACCAAGCCCGAGCAAAGATGCTCAAAGATCGCGCTATTGCTGCCCAGCAGTACCTTGACGGGGCAATAAGCGACGCCAGGACCAATGCCGAAAAGCTTGCAGCGGAATACAAGCAGATCGACAAAATGGTCGCGGATGCCGCCGCTGAAGGTGTCATCTATACCGAAGAGCAGATCGAAAAGGCTCGCGCTGCTGCTGCCGCGCGCTTCAAAGACCCCAATGCACCCAGAACGGCAGGCGTCCGCGAAGACGCCGGCATGGCTCGCATCGCTACGCTCGGGCGCGAGAATGCCGCTCTGCTGGAACAGCTTGGTACAACGCAAAAGCTCACAGCCGGCGAGCGCGAACTGGCCAAGTTCACCCAAGAGATAGCCGATCTCCGCGAGCGGAAGGTGCTCACTGCTCAGCAGAAGCAGATCCTGGCAGGTGAGGATGAGATACGCGCCGAACTGGGCAAGCGGATCGAGCTGGAAAAGCAGATTCGGCTCCGCGAGGAGGGAATCAAGCTCTCCACCTACCAGGCCACGCTGGATTCGCAGCTGCAGCAGGCACAGGCAGGGTTCGACGTATCGTTGGCCGGCATGGGAATGGGCGATGTCACCCGCGACCGCATGCAGGAGATGCTTCGCATCGGCCAAGAGTACGAACAGCAGCGCCGCCGTCTGCAGTCGCAGCTCAATCAGGGACAGATCAGCCAGGACCTCTACGGAAAGGAAACCGCCGCGCTTGAGTCGGCGCTGCGCCAGCGACTGGAGATGCAGCGCGACTACTACCAGCAGGTAGACGAAGCGCAGCAGGACTGGACGAAGGGAGCTCGTGCTGCCTACGGAAACTATCTCGAAAGCGCCAAGGACATCGCCGGCCAGACCAAGAATCTGTTCACCAACGCCTTCAGTAGCATGGAGGACGCGATCGTTCAGTTCGCGATGACCGGAAAACTGTCCTTCGCTGACTTCGCCAAGAGCGTCCTGGCGGATATGGCCCGCATCGCCACGCGCCAGGCTGCTACCGGAATTCTGACCAGTGTCATCGGCTCTGTTGCTAGCGCATGGGCGGGCAGCGGTTCTTCGGCAGGATCAACGCAGGCAGGTTACACCGGAACTGACTACAGCAACTGGGTTGCCGGGCAGCGCGCCTCTGGTGGTCCGGTCGCCCCTAACTCGCTCTATGAAGTCAACGAGCTGGGTCCTGAGCTTCTCAGCCAGGGCGGGCGCACCTACCTGATGACGGGACAGCAGGGCGGAACAGTTGTACCGCTGGGATCGGGCATGGCCTCGGCAACCGCCGCAGGCGCGGCTCCACCGATGGCGCCACAGGTCAACATTACTATCCACAACGACGGCACGTCCGATGTGGACGGTGATGTGGACATGGCTTCAAGGATAGGACCGCAAATCATCGCCCTGATCCAAACGGAAATCAGCAAGAACGAGCGCCGAACCCTCTCCCCTGGAGGGAGCACATGGCAGGCCATCAACAGGAGATAACGATGGCAATCGAAACCTTCACTTGGCGGGTTCAGCGCGGCGAGGCGCCGGATATGACCTATCAGGTGCGAACCGCTCAGTTCGGAGATGGCTACCGGCAGGAAGTCGCAGATGGGCTTAACAATGAGCGGCAGTCATGGCCGGTAACAGTCGTTGCGAAGCGCGTTCAGGGTCTTGCCATCATGGCGTTCATGCGTCGTCACGCCGGCGCGAGGGCATTTCTTTGGACCAATCCGCTTGGTGAGCTGGGGCTGTACACCTGCAAGAACCCGACACCTACGCCACTAGCTGGCGGGCTGATCCGTTTTACTGGCACTTTTGAGCAGGCGTTTCATCCATGAGCCTATCAAGCGATATTCAGAAGCTTGAGCCAACTGCAGAGATACTGTTGTTTGAGCTGGATGGGAGTGATTTCGGCGCTGATGTCGTGCGCTTCCATGGCTACGCGATACCGCACACTTCGGCGGAGCTGGCTGCGGCCGGCGCTAATGCCGATCAGCTGCCGGCGAAGTCAATATGGTGGCAGGGCGAGGAATATGCTGCGTGGCCAGTGCGAATCGAGGGCCTCGAAGTGAACAGCGATGGGCAGTCGGTGCGCCCATCGTTCGTGGCCGGCAACGTCAACGGGCGTATCACTGCGCTGTGCCTGGCCTTTGAAGACCTGCTGCAGTTTCGACTGTCCGTTCGCACTACCCTGGCCCGTTACCTGGATGCCGAGAACTTTCCTGGCGGGAACCCTGAGGCCGACCCCTCGCAGGAGGTTGTTGAGGTCTGGTATCTGGACCAGAAAACCAACGAAGACGGGGAGAGCGTTCAGTGGGACTTGGCGTCGCCCGGGGATGTCGCCCAAGAGAAGATCGGCAGGCAGATGACCACGCTCTGCCATTGGGCCATGACTGGTGGTTATCGCGGGCCGAACTGTGGCTGGACGGGGCCGTACTTCGATATCGAGGGTAACCCCACCGACGATCCTGCAAAGGATGAGTGCGACGGCTGCCTAGGTACCGGCTGCATGCCGCGCTTTGGCGAGGGCAATCAGCTTCCCTTCGGTGGCTTCCCCGCCGTTTCGATCATAGCCCGGAGCTGACAATGCGAAAGCACATCGAGCGTGCCGTTCGGGAGCACGCGGCGTCCTGCTACCCGAAAGAAAGCTGCGGCCTGGTGGTGCGCGTCGGGCGCAGTCACCGGTATATCGCCTGCGAGAACACCGCGACCGATCCGAACGAGGAGTTCCGCATCGCGCCGGAGGCCTATGCCGACGCTGAAGACCTGGGCGAAATCATCGGGGTGGTGCATAGCCATCCGGACGCCACCAGCCGCCCGAGCGCAGCCGACGTGGCCATGTGCAACGCCTCCGGGCTGCCGTGGTGCATCCTGAGCTGGCCAGAGGGCGATATGCGGGAGCTGCAGCCAGTCGACCACGTGCCACTGCTCGGTCGCGCGTTCGTCCACGGCGTGCAGGATTGCTGGCAAGTCTGCGCCGACTGGTACCGGCGTGAATGGGGCTTGGAGTTCCCGAGCTACGCGCGCGAGGACGGCTGGTGGGAGCGAGAGGACGGCCCCGATCATTACCGTCGGCACTTCGAGAAGGCTGGATTCGTTCAGGTGGAGCAGCCAAGGCGGGGAGACCTGATCGTGATGCGCGTCGGCAGGTCGGCTCAGGACAACCATGCGGGCATTTTCCTGGGCGCCGATCCGTCTCTGCCGGGTGAGGACGCTCAGGTGTTCGGCCAAGGCCCGTTCCTGCTGCACCACCTCTACGGCAGGCCGAGCGAGATCATCGTATTCGGTGGGCCCTGGTGGGAGCGGGTGCGGATGGTGCTGAGGCACCGGGATAAGCCGAGCTAAAACCCCTCACTACAAGACAGAAAAG